GGACTACGCCCAGATTGGCAGCTCCGGGTACTCCGCCAAGATTGGCAGCTCCGGGAACTCCGCCAAGATTGATTGTACAGGTGCCGATTCGGTAATTTGCTGCGCTGGCAACGGCTCTGTGGTAAAAGCTCCGGTAGGGTGCTGGATTACTCTGGCGGAGTGGGAATACGATAGCGCGAAACAGCGTAGAGTGCCGGTGTGCGTAAAAACCGAGTACGTGGATGGGGAGAAAATCAAAGCGGATACACCGTACACGCTGAAAAACGGGGAGTTTGCGGAGGCTAAGAGTGATGGAGAATAAATCTGGCAAGGGTTCCAGCTGCAAGTACCGAATTGACCCGGATGGATGGGCGGCTTGTGACGGTTGCATTCACGATGAAGGTCTGAAAGACCGGTATGAGCCGATGACCAACGCCGACCGCATCCGGAACATGACGGATGAGGAGCTGGCAAAGTTACTCAGCACCGGAACGTTTATTTGCGAGGGGCGTAAAGATATCTGCGAGAATATGCCGGGATGCGAGGAATGCAGGTTGGCATGGCTCAAAGCCCCGGCAGAAAGCGAGGGGGAGAAATGAAAGTTCTGATAGCCTGCGAGGAATCGCAAACCGTGTGTAAGGCGTTCCGGGCAAAAGGGCATGAAGCATATTCCTGCGATATTCAGGAGCCGTCCGGCGGGAAGCCTGAATGGCACATTTTGGGTGACGCTCTGGAAGCCATCAAATCTTATTGGGATTTGCAGTAGGAAGGAGATAACATGGACGAAATCAAATTGAAGCCCTGCCCGTTCTGCGGGGGAAAAGGTGTAGAGATACTTGAAAACGAAAACAAGTACTTATACTATCGGTACATGGCACAGTGCCAGAAATGCGGAGCCAATGCAAAACTAGGCCGCACAAAAGAAGAAGCTCGTAAAGCCTGGAACCGGAGGGCTGACCATGGCTAAAGCGGTACTTATCAGCATTCGCCCGGAGTGGTGTGAGAAGATTGCCAGAGGTGAAAAGACCGTTGAGGTGCGAAAAACCAGGCCAAAGCTGGACGCGCCGTTCAAATGCTACATCTACTGCACGCAAGGCAACGACGCACGCAGACTGCGCGGCTCATGGGGCAAGGTCATTGGGGAGTTTATTTGCGACCGGGTTGAAACCATCAAGGCGGCAACAGAACCGTATGGAATCTACGATGTGGATGATGACTTTGTGGCGCAGACTGGGCTTGTGGACGGCGCTTTGTGGGACTACGGAAAAGGTGCAACACTGTACGGCTGGCACATTTCCAAGCTGGAAATCTACGACACGCCGAAGAAGCTGAGCAAGTTTTTACGCCCGTTTGAAAACTGCATAGGCAAAGTGTGTGATGAATATGGGTGTGCCTATTGCGAAAATGGTCATATCAAACGCCCGCCCCAGAGTTGGTGCTATGTGGAGGAACTGAAATGAGTGATTACATTAGCCGGGAGGCAGCCTTGGAATCTTTTGGAGACGCGCCAATGTGGACAGGGTACTACGAACCGTACTCTTTCGAGGTACACATGGCGCTTACCAGCATCGCTAAGGTTATCCGTGAAACTATTACTCAAGTACCCGCCGCCGATGTGGAGCCGGTGCGGCATGGAGCATGGTACCCGTGCTTTGAGGACTGGCGACAGCAACAAGAGGGTAATAAGTGCTCTGTGTGTGGCTTTGAGTATTACGGAACGGGAATTCGCTCCTTTCATTACTGCCCGAACTGCGGCGCAAAAATGGATTTGATTTGAAAGGAGGCCGAACACAATGACGATTGACCGAGCGATTGAAATTCTTGACCCGGAACACCGGGAGCATTATGACGGCATGGACGAGGTAAACGAGGCTTGCCGAATGGGCATGGAGGCGTTGGAACGGACTAGGTGGATTCCGTGCAGCGAGCAGAATAAAATCAGGGATCTTAAATACGATGCCCAGGAGCGCGAGAAAGCCGTCGTCCAGCTTCGGAAGAAGTGGCAGGATGCCGAAATGTTCATTTGCACCATGTGCGGTCATTTTGACCACAGTACAGACGGAAATATTGTCTACGGGAACAAGGAGTGTTGTGAGATCGTCGGCTACCCCTATTGTAAGAAGTTCACCCCATGGATTTCCGCGTCTGTTCGGTTGCCGAAGGAACTTGAGCCTGTAAATGTGGTGTGGGTAAATCACAACCCAGCGCCGTACTACCGGTACATGAAGGACGTTCCGCAAAAAGCGACTGCTGTCTATTACAGGGGGGCTTGGTATTGGTGGTCGTGTGTTTGCGAAGATTTGCTTGTAGAGTGCGGCGCGAACGAAACGGATCAGGTGGATGACGATATTGAAATCACCCACTGGCAGCCGCTTCCAGAATTGCCGAAGGAGGAATGATCGATGTACGAACGCGATAGAAAAGGGACAATCGAAAAGGCGTATAGTCAAGGCTGGCTTAGCGGTTTTGATTTCTCCGTCCTGATTCAGGATTTCCTTATTTCTCCCAGCGGGTATGTGATCGATACCGGGAATTGGGAAAATGTCAACGCTGTATGTGCTGTAAGATTGGCGGAGCAAATCCGGAAACACCCGTTAATCTGGAAGCTGTTTTTCATGATTGCGTATGAGGTGCAGAGAAATGAGCTATGATCTGAGAATCGCCGTCAAGGCGGACGGATGCGACAAGTTTGCTGAAATCGCCGAGCCGGAATACAGCAGCCCCACGTATAATCTTGGCAAGATGTTCCGGGCTTGTACCGGGTGGGACTACAAGCAAGGAGAATATTACAGGTGCTCCGATGTGATTGGTAATATCGAAAAAGGTATCGAAGAGCTGCGTGTGTGTTGGGCAAAATACGTGAAATACGGAGAAGTGGCCGATATCCCTTATGCCGTTGAAGTGCTTGAAAGTCTCCGTGATTGCATCTATGAGCAGGCAGAGGATATTCCGCTGGATTGCCTGTATGTGGCATGGTAGGAGGCGCAGAGAATGGCTGAAGTTATCAAGGCTGTGTTCTTTGTGATTGTGTTCCTGATTTTCTGCGTGCTTATTGCCACGATGCTGGTATGGGTGATTCTTTTAATTGTCAAGGACATCATCGAGCTATGGCGGGAAATAAAGGAGTGAGAATCATGAGCAATAAACCGGACTATCTCACTCTGTGCTCCATAGCCGCCCAGAAGGCCGGGACGAGCTACGGTAAGTACATGGCAATGACGGATACCACCCGCCGATTAAAAGCGATAGGGAGGACGTGGAAGCCCCACAGGGCACTCCCAAAATATGCCCACAGTGCGGGAAGGAATTCACGCAGGGCAAGATCAAGCGGAAAATCTATTGCAGTTTGGAGTGCCAGAAAGCCCACGCCCAGAGAGCCGCTCAAAGGAGATACCGCGATAGAAAAAATAAGGAATTGGAGGTACATGGATAATGGCAGAACAGGATTTCAAATTTGATGATGCGTTGCTCATGAAGACTGCACGCGAGATGCTTGCAAAAAAATTGGCCGAAACAGTGAAAGAGGTCGCCAAGTCCGGGGAATGGGAGATAACCACCATCGAGCAGGAAGAATCTGACCCGGAAAAGATTCTCCGGAGGATGTTTGCAAAATACGCCTGTGGCAACGTCCCGGAGTGGTTTGCCTCTGCGGTATCTGCGACGTCCTATGTGCTGTCTGTGGACAAGGGAAAGGGGATTGAGTGTATTTCCGTCTTGCACACGGCAGCGGAACGGGCACCGGCTGAAATTCGGATGACGGCGCAGACAAAACTGCTTATGATATGCCAAGAAACCGGGATGCTCGGCGGGATTGGGAGCCTGCCTGTTCTCTAGGGGCAACATGGAGTACAAGGATAGCAGGAAGTATTGCGTCGGGTGCCGGTATTTCTTCGGATACTACGGAGGCAACCGGTGCTGCAATTACATATTCGTCCGCGGAAAAAAGCGGCCTTGCCCGCCGGGGAAGGATTGTACCGAAAGGAGAAAGAAAACGAAAAACAGGAGACGGAATTTAATATAATAGCTTTATCCCTGTATAGTATATATTAAATATAACTTTATATCTTGTGTGTATTGTGTATATCTATACAGGGATTTAATAAGATACGCAAGGAGGAACGGAATGAACTGGAAATATGAGGCCATTGAAAAGCTAAAGGAATACAGCGCAAAGAAACAGTCCCTGAAAAGCATTCCCGAAGAAATGGCACGGCTGGAATCCGCTATGCAGAGCATCCGAAGCGCCACGGCTGACGGAACGCCGGTAAGCGGCGGCGGCTCAGGCCGGGAAGATATGATGCTATCGAATATCGTTCACCGCGAGGAACTGGCGCGTTCTCTGGAACAGGCGAGAAAATGGGTGTCGCTTGTGGATTCCGGGCTTGAATCGCTTAGCGCCGATGAAAAGAAGGTACTGAGCAGATTCTACATAAGCCCGGCTAGAGGCAACGTCGATGCCCTGTGCGAAGAGCTTGGAGTTGAAAAAGCTCAGGTTTACCGCCGCCGGGATTCAGCACTACGACATTTCACGCTATGCCTGTATGGGCAGACCGAAAGCTGAAAAATGAGAAAAAAATGAGACGATTTTTCGGTTTGAATGTGCTATACTGGTAAAAAAGAAAAAGCGCAAGAGGCTTGGGATTGTTCCTGAGCCTCTTTTCGCATGGCGCGGTAGATAACGAGTTGGGCGCTCTCTCCCAAACAGAAGGCCGTTTGAATCGGCCTCGCGCCAATTATTTTGTATGAGCGGTGGTGCTATGGCTGCAAGGATTACAGATCGGAAGAAAAAAAGAATAATTGCCGACTGGATAGAAATGCAGTCGTACAGCGCCGTTGCAAAAAAGCATGGCGTAACTCACCAGACTGTGAAAAGGATTGTCAGCGCTTCACCGGATATCGCCCAAAAAGTGCAGGAAAAAAAAGAAGAGAATACCGCCGACATGATGGCGTACATGGAATCGCAAAAAAAGGCGATGCAAGAAGCAATCACCTTGCATCTGAAAGCGCTCACAGACCCCGAAAAGATTTCAGCCGCAACATTAAGCCAGATTGCAACATCTTTCGGGATTATTGTCGATAAGGCCACAAGAAACACGGCAAGCGGCAATGATAGTCTCAATAAGTTGGATGGGCTAATTAAGGAGTTTAGAGATGCTATTAAGCCCGAAACAGATTGAATTTGCAAGGTATGGGAATCACCGATGGAATTTCAAGGGCGGCGCGACCAGAAGCGGGAAAACATATCTTGATTTCAAATGGATTATTCCCATGCGGATTCGAGAACGAGCCGGGAAAGATGGGCTTTCCGTTATTTTGGGCGTTACAAAATCCACAATAGAGCGAAATGTGCTAGAGCCTATGCGGAATCTGTACGGAGATAAACTTGTTGGGGCGATTTCCAGCGATAATACAGCATGGATTTTTGGCGAGAAGTGCTATTGCCTTGGCGCGGAAAAAGTGTCTCAGGTATCGAAGATTCGCGGCGCGTCTATCAAGTATTGTTACGGCGACGAGGTCGCGGACTGGTCGGAGGAAGTTTTTGCCCTCCTGAAAAGCCGGCTTGATAAAGAGTATTCTTGTTTCGATGGCACATACAATCCACAGTATCCCAACCACTGGCTAAAGAGATTCCTTGATAGTGATGCCGATATTTTCAGCCAAGAATACACAATAGACGATAATCCATTTTTACCCCCCACTTTTGTTGAAAATCTGAAAAAAGAATATGCCGGAACGGTGTTCTATGATAGGTACATTCTGGGGAAATGGACGCTGGCAGAGGGGCTTGTATACGATTTTTCCGAAGCGAATATCACGGATGAAGTGCCGGAATTCGCGGATTATTACATAAGCATCGACTACGGCACCCTAAACCCGTTTTCATGCGGCTTGTGGGCTGTGGATGGTAATAAGGCGGTAAGAATCAAAGAGTATTACTACGATGGTAGAGCCGAATGCAGGCAGCAAACTGACGAGGAATATTGCGACGCTGTGGAGAGCCTGACGGACGGCTACGAAATCAAGAGGGCAGTTATTGACCCTTCGGCGGCTTCTTTCATTACCGCCCTGAAACGCCGTGGATTCCGCGTCCAGCAGGCAGACAACGCCGTTCTTGATGGCATTCGGCGCACGGCGGTATATCTCAAGAACGGGAATATAAAAATTCACCGTTGCTGCACGGATGCCATTCGCGAGTTCGGGCTATACCGATGGGACGATAAGAAAACGGAGGACGCAGTCGTGAAAGATAACGATCACGCTATGGATGATATACGGTATTTCTGTAATTCCGTGATGCGAAAGAAAGTGAAGGAATCGTAATGGGTATCATTTCAGCTATAAAAGGGCTTGTATCTGTGATTTCTGATACGAGGGTAAAGGAAGATTTCAAGATAGAGCCTATTTCCTCCGAGCAAATGAACGCTTGGATTTATGAATGTGCCGATATCTATCAGGGAAACCCAAGCTGGATTGATGTAGAAGACGGCATAGACACCGTGAACTTCGCAAAGTCCGTGTGCGCCGAAATCGCGCGGCTGACAATGCAGGGTACGAGCATCAAGTTAAGCGGGTCTGCCCGTGCCGACTGGCTGCAATGGCAGGTTGACCGGGTGTATTCGCTGCTGCAATCTTGGGTGGAGTACGGCAGCGCATACGGCACAATCATGCTAAAGCCAAACGGTGATACAATCGATATCTACACGCCGAACAAATTTGATATTACACACGTGACGAACGCCGAAATTGACGGCGCAGTTTTCTACAATCAGCAGAGAGCCGGGGATAAGTGGTTCACCCGGCTGGAATACCACCGGTTCGAGGGCGGCGCATACAGAATCACGAATAAATGCTATGTAAGCCCATCGGAGAATGATACCGGAAAGCCTGTTGACATTTCCGAAACGCCGTGGTCGGCGCTGGCGGAAGAAGCTACCGTGGCGAATATTGAAAAACCCCTGTTCGCGGCGTTCCGGATGCCGCAAGCAAACAATATCGTAATCAGTTCCCCTTATGGCCTGCCTGCATTCTCTGAGGCCGTGCAGGAGCTGCGGGACTTGGATATTGCATATTCCAGAAATTCAGCCGAAATCTTTGATAGCAAGCGCACTGTGATGGTGGATAAAGATCGAATGCTTGATTCCAAGGAAAGGGTGAAAACGGAGAACGCGCTCGGGCGTGTGAGGATGCCGAACTATATCAATCTCGTGGACGGAGATACCACCACACAGAGCGATATTTACCACGAAATCAATCCCACATTGAACACCGATGCGCGACTTACGGGGCTGAACGCCCTGCTTAGCCAGATCGGCTATAAGGCAGGATTCTCAAACGGCTATTTCGTTTTTAATCAGTCCGGTGGCATTCAGACGGCGACGCAAGTAGAAGCCGACCAGCAGCGCACAATCCAGACGATTAAAGCGGTGCGTGATAGCCTGGAACATTGCTTGGATTGCCTTATTTACGCGTTGAATGCGTTCGCTGACTTGTACGGCCTTGCTCCGGCTGGCGTGTATGAAGTGGCCTATGACTTCGGGGATATCACATATTCGGCCAACGAGGAAAAGGCCAGATGGTACGGATATGTTCAGGCGGGGAAAGTCCCATTCTGGTATTATCTGATACGTTTCGAGGGATTCACAGAGCAGGAAGCAAAGGCGCTGGAAAATGCGGCTCAGCCGAAAACGCCGACGCTATTCGGAGGGGAGGAATAATCATGGGCGGTAGAGGTGGAGCCGGTGGCGTAAACGAAAGCAGAAATCTTGCTGCGTTTGATGTTGATATGGGCGGAACAAAAAGCAATTTTGTTGTAAGAAAAGGAGTTGTATACAAGGAGAACGGTGACCGCGTACAACTATCTGCACAGAAAATAATCCAAAACGCAAAAAACTTAGGATATGATATAAAAACATATTCTCAAAAGGAATATGACGAAAAGCAAAAAGCGTACAAAGTAGATCGGGCTGCGACGAATACGTTCCTAAATATGATGGATGCCCAAATGGGAGGGGAACGGGGGATGCAAAGGAAAACAACAGTAAGCAGACGCGGAAGTAGGAAAAGAAGGTAATGGGCGGACGCGGCGCAAGCAGTGGCGTGAGGTACAGAAATGTATCTTGCGGCATTTTTAATGGAGAAATCTATGATTAACTTTGAAAATCTGGATAAAGCCATTTTCCCCGGCGTTGGGAAGTACGGAATACCGGAAATCGCGCCGATAAACGAGTATCCGGTAGGCGAATTTATACCGATGAATTACGCCAAAAGTTGCAAAAATCCGGGTGGCAAGATTTTGCATTCTTTCGTTGATGACTACCAATTTACCAGATTTTGGAATACGCCTGATCGGTATATCCCAATGCTATCTAGGTTTACTGCCGTGTGTGCGCCTGATTTCTCTACATACACAGATATGCCGTTAGCTATGCAGATTTATAATCACTATCGCAAGCACTGGCTGTCGGCGTATTGGCAGGCGCATGGCCTTACAGTGTATCCCACAATCAGTTGGAGTGATGAATCATCCTATGATTGGTGCTTCGACGGTGAGCCGGTAGGCGGTATTGTTTCCGTGTCCAGCGTGGGGACACAAAATAACACAGAAGCAAAGCGGCTTTTCCTTAAGGGGTATGAGGAAATGATAAAGCGGCTAAACCCCACATGGGTAATTTTTTATGGTAAAGTTCCGCTTGAATGCGATTGGAATGTAATTCGGGTAAATCCCCATTATAATGAAATCGTAAAGCGCCGAAAAACAAAGGATGGATAGCCAATGCTTACCCCCTCTTATCTGCTCCACGCCGCTGAACCGGCTGAGGATATTGCGGAAGAACTTCATCAAAATATCATGAATCGGATTATAGAGCGCATTCTGATTCGGTTCGGGCGTGGTGATGGCTATATCCTCACCCCTCTGGATAAATACCAGATCGAAACGCTTCAACAGCTGGGCTATCTCTTGGGCGATATCCAAAAAGAGATTGCAAAAGCTACCGGGAAAATGCAAACGGAGATAGCGGCAGCTATGGAGGATGCCGGAGTAAAGGCGCTGGGATACGATGATGCGATATACCGAGAGGCCGGACTGAATCCAACGCCGCTTGTGCAATCGCCGTATCTCCAAAAGCTTATGCAAGATACATACGAGCAGACGCTCGGAGAGTGGAAGAACTTCACGGCCACAACAGCCGATGCGGTGCAAGAGACGTTTACACGGCTGTGTGACGAAGCGTATATGAGAGCCATGTCCGGGGCAATTTCGCCCGTGCAGGCCGTCAGGGAGGCCGTGGAGCGGCTTATTTCCGATGGGGTATATATCAAGTATACCAAAATCGGGAGCGACGGAACGGAGCGCGTGCACAAGGACACAATAGAGGTTGCCACGGCGCGGGCGGTACGCACCGGCATTTCTCAAGGTTCGGCTAGAATACAGCTTGCGAGAATGGACGAAATGGGCGTAAATCTTGTAATCGTTTCTTCCCACCTGGGAGCAAGGCCGACGCACGAGGTGTGGCAGGGGAAAATCTATAGCCGAGTACCTAGCACAGAATACCCCGATTTCGTTTCTTCCACCCAATACGGCACGGTAACGGGACTATGCGGGGCGAATTGCCGCCACAATTTTTCGGGGTGGTTTCCCGGGCAAGGTAACCCGTTTGAGGATTACGACAGCGAGGAAAACAAAAAGCAGTACGAGAAAGAGCAGAAGCAACGCGCCATGGAGCGGAGAATCAGGGATACAAAACGGAAAGTTTTGGGACTGAGGACGGCCATGGACAAAGCGCTATCTGAGGAGGAACGGGTTGGCTTTGAAAAGGAGTACCGCAAGAAATCCGCTTTATTGCAGCAGCAGAATGAAGCATACAACGCTTATTGCAAGGAAACCGGGCAGAAAAAAAGAGCGGACAGAATCGCGATAGCCCTATGGAATCGCAGTGAAGCCACAAAAGCTACCGCTGCGGCCAGAAAGTACAACGCAGAAAAGGAATAATTGAATAAATTGCCAGAGCTGATTTGTTTCAACTCTGGCAATTTTTATACACATGCAGGCGGAAGCTGGGAGGGTCAGCTCCATTATTTCAATATGGGTTCGCGGGTTCAAACCCCGCCGCCTGCGTCATTTCTACCCCGCCGGAGGTTTATCCCGGCTCAATCCATTACCGCCGACGGGCGGTTGATAAATACGGTACAGGAGGATTTTTTATGAAGAATATTGTTGAAATCTGCAAGGATTTCGGAATTGAAATTCCCGCAGACAAGCTCGCCGAATTCAACAAGGCAGTGGCAGAAAGCTATAAAACCGTTGCCGAATTCGAGAAAAAGGTAACCCGTCTCACCGAGGATTTGAACACCGAGAAGAAAGCCAAAGAAGCCGCCGAGACCACGCTCAAGGGATTCGAGGGGAAGGACTTTGACGCTATCGTGAAGGAGCGGGACGCGTGGAAGCTCAAGCACGAACAGGCAGAGGCCACCTATAAGAAGGAGCGGGAAGACCGGGAATTCAACGAGATTCTGGCCGGTGCGATTTCCGAAGCCAAGGGAAAAAACGCAAAGGCTATTACTGCGCTTCTGGATGTTGACACTCTGCGCAATAGCAAGAATCAGAAAGAGGATATGAAAGCCGCGCTGGATGCACTGCGCACCGATAGCGGATATCTTTTTGACGATAACGGCGGCGCGCCGTACTTCGATAACTCCGGAAACGGCGGAGGCGGCCAGCAAACAGACCTAAGCAAAATGAGTATGGCGGACTATATCGCCGCAAGAAAGAAGTAAAGGAGTTTTTTATTTATGGCAAATACGATTCTTACCCCCGACATTATCGCCCGTGAAGCCCTTATGGTGCTGCGGAACAACGCAGTTATGGCAAATCTGGTACACCGCGACTATTCCAGCGAGTTTGTCGCCGGTGTGGGCGATACCATCACCATCCGCAAGCCCGCAACCTTTACGGCAAAGGAGTTTGCCGGAACTATTTCGGTGCAGGATGCTACCGAAAACAGCGTTACCGTGAAAATGGATAAGTTCCTTGATGTATCTTTCGCAGTCACCGCAAAGGAGCTGACGATGGATATTGCGAGCTTCTCCACGCAGTTCATTGTTCCCGCTATGCAGGCGTTCGCCGATAAGGTTGACGGCTATCTGCTTGGCCTTGCATCCGGTATCACCAACAAGGTGACGGCAACCACCGATATCAAGAACGACGTGATTGACGCGCGGGCATACCTCACCAAGTCTGCAGCCCCGCTGACCGAGCGCCGGTTCGTGTACAACACCGATACCGAAACGAAGCTGCTGAAAACCGACCTGTTCATCAGCGCCGAGAAGGTGGGCGACGCTGGTACGGCGCTGCGTGAAGCGTCTCTTGGCCGGAAGTTCGGCATGGACTTCTACGTTGACCAGAACGCGGACACCGCGGGCGTTCTGGGACTGGCTTTCCACAAAAACGCTTTCGCATTCGTTACCCGGCCTCTGGCTCTGCCGCAGGGCGCGGCAAATGCAGCGATTGTGAACTACGACGGTTTCGGCCTCCGCGTGGTGCAGGACTACAACATCACCACCAAAACCGATACCATTTCCATTGATATGATTTGCGGCGTGAAGACCCTGAACAAGGATATGGCCGCGATCATTGCGGCGGCTGCCTCCAACCCCGGCGGCGGCACAAGTCAGGGGGGTTAACCGGCTATAGCTCAATGGCAAGCTATACGCAGGAGAGCCTTGAAAAACTGACAATACCGGAGATCAAGGCTCTTTCTGCGAAGCTGGGCTATAGCATCACAAAGGCCAAGAAAGCAGATATCACAGCAGAATTTTTGGAGCAGCAGGAGGCGGCGGCCAATGTATATCACGTTTGAGGATTATATACGGTGGTACTCCCCAATTGAGAAAAACATCTTTGAGCGGCTGGCGGTAGAGGCTTGCCGCACGATGGACAAATATACAACGGGCATTGATAGCGTGCGGAAACTGAAAAAGGCGTTCCCCGTGGACGAAGATTCAGTCTATGCCGTGAAATTTACCGCTGCTCAGCTGGTGAATACTCTGTACCAAATCTATGAGGCGGAGCAGGCCGCCAACATGAGCAGAGGGTACATTGAAACCGAAAATGGATTGCAGCGGAAAATCATTTCCCGCGTGGAAGCCGGCAACGAGGCGATATCTTACATGGAGGGGCAGGGCAACACAACTGCAATAGATACTGCCGCGAAGGATACCGCCGCGAAGCGGAAAATGCTTTTCAATATCATCCGTGACGGCCTAACCGGCGTGGAGGATACAAACGGCGTGAATCTTCTGTACATGGGTGTGTACCCTGAGGTGCTGTAATGTACAAGAACATCGTTACTGTATTCAATCGCAAGCCCGGAGACCGTGGGAAAGGCGCTACGTGGTATCCCACCATCATTAAGAATTGCAATCTTAATGTAGATCGTGCCGCAATCCTTGCCAAGTATGGCGCGGAATCGAAAGATAGCGCATACGTGGGAATTCATTACCAGAAAAAAGATGGTGTAATCAATATCGCAGGGAAACGCCTGTCGGAGCCTAAAGAATGGGATGGGAACGAAGATTCCATTACGTTCAGCCCCACAGGCGATTTTTTCTGGAATGGTGAATGGGATGGCGGCATTGTGGCTGACTCTGATGAACGTTGGACGGATGAAGGATTCTACGCCTACATGAACCGCACGAAGGACAACGTATTCACAATTTCGTCTGTCTCCCGGCACTCCGTCATTCCGCTGGTTGAGGTATGGGGGAAATAATATGGCGCAGAAAATACACCACTTCAAGGACTTCTCCATCATCGTGGATGGCGTGGACATTAAGGTGGATATGAGCCGGTTGGAGGGCAATTTCAACCGTGCGCAGTTCGCCCTTGATAGCGCCATTATGACTTCTATGGTTCCCTTTATGCCAATGCTGACGGGGCAATTCATCAACGAAACAAAGGCCGCGTCTGCTGCTATCGCCGGTTCTGGGCAGGTGGTGGCGGGCGTAGCTCCTACCGGGCGATTCCTGTATGAAGGAAACGTGATGGTTGGTGAAAAATCCCACTCTGCATGGGCGAAAAAGGGCGAGAAGAAGGTATCCACAGGAAAAAGCCTAACCTATTCAAACGGCAGGACAAGCCAATGGTTCGATAAGGCCAAAAGTAAGGACTGCGACAAGTGGGTCGAGCTGGTGAAAAAGGAGGTTGGCACTGGATAATGGGAACACCGAAACCGATAGGCGTTGACGGCGAAGGATTTGAAATCCTGAAAGATGCCGTTGTAGAGCTGCTAAACCAATACCCCGGTCTGAATGGGCGGGTCATTTCTAGAAGTGACTTGTCTGAGGACGGGGGTATTTCTATGGAGCCGGAAAGTGGAACGCTGGTGTACGCCGAAAAGTCCGATATCGTCGGCAACATCCGGCAGGAATGCCAATTCCCATTTTACGTGGTGTATCGCACAGACGCTACCAATGAGTACGTGAAAGCCGGGACGAATGACTTTCTTGATAAGCTGGGCGCTTGGGCGTGCCGTGAGCCGGTGACGATAGGCGGCAAGCTGTACCAGCTGGAAGCGTATCCACCCCTTACCGGAAGCCGGGAAATCACAAAGGCCGTGCGCTTTAACTCCTATGCACTCGAACCGAACGAAAACAAAACGCAGGATTGGCTAATACCAATCACTGTGAACTACACACACGAATTTACAAGGCGGTAAATCCGCAGAAAGGAAAGAAATATGGCTGATAATCTGAGCTTTAATGTTGCCGATGGCGTTACCATTGCGCGTGAAACGCTGATTGCGAACCTGAACGTAGGCACTTCTACTGCTCCCGAGTGGGCGCCCGTTGGCATCCGCGTTTACAGCGGGCAGGAGGACTTCGACTGGCAGCGCGAAACCAATCAGGATATCATCGGCAACGCCTATTCCAGCATGAAAAAGCCCATCATTACCCAGAGTTTTGACGGATGGGAAATCTCTGGCGGCGACAAGGCCGCTATCCAGATTTGGAATCAGGGCGTGAGAGACCAGAACCCGCAGGCAATGTCCAACAATGATATGTTGATTGTACATAAATACGTGTACAGCGACGGCACCACGAAGTTCTTTGCAGAGCGTTACAAGGCGTGCGCCGTGGAAATCAGCAGTCTGGGCGGCGATGGCGGCGGCAATCTCACCATGCCTATCAATGTCACCTACGGCGGCGAAAGGACTATTGGTTCCGTTTCGGTTGAGGACGGAGCGTTTACTTTTACGGCTGATGGTGCGGTGTAATGGCCGCGTATGATCTCCCCACCTCCCTGCTTGTCGGGGAGGTGGCTTACCCCATTAACTACGGGTGGAAAAACGCTGTTGCCGCGCTGGCCGAGCTGAGCGACCCCGAAAAAGGGAGAGCGGAAAAAGTCACAAACATGGTGTGCCACATATTCCCTCAGTGGGCGCGGATTCCGTCAGCAGATATCCCGGAAGCGATAGAAAAGGCACGGTGGTTTCTGGATTGCGGCAGAGAACCGGACGGGAAGATTCGGCCTAAACTGATGGACTGGGAACAGGACGCGGATATCATCATTCCGGCGCTAAATCAGGTATCCGGGCAGGAAATCCGACTGTCCCCGGATATCCACTGGTGGACGGTGTACGGCTGGTTCATGAGCATTGATAAAGGCTTGTTCTGCACGGTGCTGAGAATCCGGAACAAACTTTCCACAGGCGAAAAGCTGGATAAATCCGAAAAGAAATTTTACCGCGAGAACCGGAAGCTTGTGGAGCTGAAAAACAAGGACACCGACGCAGTGCGGCAGGCGCGGGAAGAAATCAAGGGCTTGTTAGGTGGTGGCTAAATATGTCAGACGGGCAGGTTTTAATCGATTCTAAGCTTGATACTCAAGGCGTACAAAAAGGCGCTGACGAGATACAGGGGCTTTTTATCAAGACGGCGGAAACGGCAGCAAAGGCCGCCAACACCATTGAAAAGGGATTCCAGAAGGTAAACTATAAGGAAGCATTTGAGAAGCTGCCAGCAAGCTACCAATCCGCATATGCCAAGATCGAAACGATTCGCGCAAACGATTCCCTGAGTGAGAAACAGCGGGCAATGCAAATTGCCAGCGTGTACCGGGAACTTGGATACAATCAGCAAGAGGCGCTTGCACGGGCGTGGGATGCCATGAAATCCGATTCCGAAACAGGCTCCCACCATATTATTGAGAATCTCTATGAGATTCAGGAGCGGGCGCAGGAAACCTCTGGCGGCCTTGAAGATGTTGGCGAAAAGATAAAAGAAAGCGGTGAGGAAGCCAAGGGCGCGGGCGAAAAGATTGAGGATACCGGCGACAAGGCCAAAGGCGCAGGAGACAAGGCAAAAGGCGCTGGCGATTCTTTCAAGGATATGTTCAAGGCGCACTTATCCGCCGAAGCCCTTATCGGTACGCTGAAAGCCATTGCACGGGAACTTGTGGAGCTGGGGAAACAGGCCGTTGCAGCGGCGGCAGATGTGGCCGCTTCCAATGCCCAGTTTGAGCAGACTTTTTCTGGCGTTGAGAAGGAAGCCAGAAAATCCCTGAATTCCATTTCCAAGGAAACCGGCATTACCGCAACGCGGATGCAAGGCTCTTTTACAAAGATTTTTGCATTTACGAAATCAGCCGGTGGCGATACGGAAGCCGCTATGGATATTGCGTCCCGTGCGCTTCGAGCGGCTGCGGATAGCGCGGCGTACTACGATAGATCGGTAGAGGAAACTACAGAATCTTTGCTATCTTTCCTAAAGGGCAACTACGCTAATGATGCCGCTTTGGGCATTGCCGCCACGGAAACCACGCGAAACACCGCCGCAAACAAGAAGTATGCGAAATCTTTCCAAGAGCTTTCCGAAGCACAAAAGGTTGATGTGCTACTTTCCATGGTGGAGGCTGGCAACGAAGCATCCGGCGCAATCGGGCAGGCGGCGCGAGAGGCTGAGCAGTGGACGAACGTTACCGGCGAGCTTTCGGAGGCGTGGAAACAGTTCCTTGCAAAAATCGGTACTCCGATTCTAGAGGGGCTTACCCCCATTATTCAGGGAATCACAAGCGCATTGCAGAGGATGTCCGAAACGTCCGCCTCCGCAGACCTTGCGGGGGACATGAAGGACTTCACCGACGCGCTGAATACTGCAAATACGGAGTATGAGGAATCGGAGCAACTGATAGAGCGGAACGCAATCAAGGCGGATTTGCTCAAGCAGAGGCTCGAAGAACTCGCCCCGCAAGTATCAACGTCGGCGGATGCCGCGAGGGACTATGCTACCGTCGTTGATTTGCTGAATGAGATATACCCTGAGCTGAATTTACAGATTGACGAGCAAACCGGCCTACTTACAGCGAACAGCAAGGCGCAGTTGGTAAACATCGACGCCATGAAGCAAAAGGCGCTGTATGCGGCCAAGGAAAAGCGCTATTCCGCTATTCTGGAAGCTCAGGCAGAGGCCACGCTTGACCTTTATGAAGCACAAGCCGACCTCACAGCAATTACAAATGAATTTGAATCGGTGCAAACCCAGCTGCAAAACGAGCTTGGATATACTGCCGAAGAAGTCGATAATTTAGCAAATACATATTTAATACAAAGTGGATACGTAGAGGGGCTAACCGCAGGGAACGAAAAGCTACTTAAATCATACATTGATTACCGAGCCGAAATTCCACACCTAAACCTAGAAATTGACGCTGCAAGCGATGCAGTTGCCGAACAGGACGCCTTATTAGCGGAACTGGAAAACCAGCTTGGAGGTGCAACAGAAGGTACAGGCCGGCTTTCCGATGCGCAGAAGGAAGCCACAGAGACTACCGCAGAACTTACCGAGGAACAAAAAGCACTTGCCGAAGAATTCCAGAATGCTAAAGAATCGGCGGCAGATTCTTTGAATTCCACAACGGGATTGTTCGAGAAGATGGGCAGCGTCAGCGCCACCTCCATTGCAAGCATCACCCAAAATCTGAACAATAACGCCACGGCTATCTCCACATACCACGAAAACTTACAGAAAGCCGTGGATATGGGATATGCGGAGGAAGCTATTCGGCAGTGGGCGGACGGTTCCAAGGAATCTATGGAGATTGTTGCTGGTGCTGTGAAAGGTACGCAGTCGGATGTTGAAAACTTTAATGCTGCGTGGAGCAATTACACTTCACAGAAAGACGTTGCATCTAGCACAATGGCGAGTATCGAAACTGGAATTGTTAACGTTGGCAACTCCGCTTCTGATTCTGGCGCGAAGATTACCGGCGAATTCGTGAACCCCACCACCGAAGGAATGGAATCCGTCCAGAAAGCCGCTGAGGACATGGCCACCACTGGCGCGGAGACGTTGAAAAGCAAGTGGGAAGGTGTAGGAAAATGGTTTGAGACTAACGTTGAATCGCCGCTCAAAACATCGATAGAAAATATCGGTACTACGTTGTCTGGTACGCTTACCACCATGCAAACGGATAATGAAACGGCATGGAAAAATATGTACGACAAAGTGAATGAGTATATTACCAATATACAATCCAAGATTAACAGTTTGCAGGGTAAGACGTTCACCGTTACCATCAAAAACGGCGCAAGCCCACAATCCGGTGGATCTGGAAACCCCGCCGCAGTTTCCCCGCAAGCTCTGTTTAGTTCGGATGCGGCTATGGGCATTCCCTACCTTGCATCTGGTGCGGTAATTCCTCCAAACGCTCCGTTTATGGCCGTTCTTGGCGATCAGCGGAACGGCACGAATTTGGAAGCCCCCGAGGATTTACTCCGAAAAATCGTGCGTGAGGAAATCGGAGAAATCAACATCACCACGGAGGTGAACTTCGAGGGAACTCTTGCGCAGTTCGTCCGCGCGTTGTATCCGGAGATCAAATCAGAAGCGCAGCGGCGCGGGACAAGCCTTGCTAAAGAGGTGATTATGTGATTGTTCAATTTCTTCTCGATGGCGCGGAATACAATGTTTCCGTGCTATCGCTTAGCCGTTCTTTCTCCGTAAAGGATGCCATTGCAGCAAGCACTACGCAGGATGGGAACATCTACCGCGACCCAATCGGCACGTACTACAATTACACAATGGTGGTAGCTGATAAAGGCGATATGGCGGCGCTGGACGCTTTCTGGGAGGCGATAAGTCAACCGGTAGCGTCTCATGTATGCGTATTCCCATACAACCAGCAGACGCTTACACAAAGGATGTACGTTACTGCTGGAACTCAGCCTATCCGGCGGCTGCATAGCGGCGGCGTGGAGTGGGGAGAAATCAAGATCAACTTTACGGCGCAAGCCCCGAAGGTACTTGTATGAGCTTAGAAATCAACTACATTGATGCGCCGGAGGGCGCACAGGAAAAAATGATAGCGGAAAGCACCGGGGGAAATGCGTTTTCCTCCGATGCGCTCATAGCATCCGGCGGCAAAAGCAAGGCATACGCCACGTTAGAGCCGGGACTGTGGAGGCTGGACGGAACCAGAAAGCTATTACCAGACGACCCACACCCCGGCTGGTGGAGCGTGGCACGTTCCGGCGAGAATGGGCAATTTGAAAGCCCTCCCGTAATTACCATCACATTCCCGGTGCCGTACAGTTCTACGGGCTTTACATTCACATTTTCCCCCGCCACGGAACAGTGGTGCAGCGAAATCCACGTAGCGTGGTACAACGGGCAAACGCTCATTGTGAATCAGGATTATTTCCCGGATAGCGCAAACTGGACTTTGCTGGAAACAGTGGAAAGCTTCGATAAAATCGTAATCACCCTAAAAAAAACAAACCGCCCCGGCCAATTTGCCAAGATTCAAAGAATTGAAGTTGGCCGGACAATTTTACTTGGGGCGAATGAAATAACTTCGGTGCGGCTTGTGAATGAAATCGACCCCTCCATCTGTGAACTCACGGTGGATACAATGTCGGTGAACATTTACGACCCGCAGAACAGGAGCTTTTTACCGCAGGAGAACCAGCGAGTGGAGCTGTACAAGGATGGGAAACTGAGAGCTACCCAGTACATCAAATCCAGCACACGAAAAGCGGAATCCAATTACACCATTGAGGCACAGTCTGCAATCGGCTTGTTGGCGGATGAATTTCTTGGCGGGATGTATTACCAGCGGCCACTTTCCGAAATGGTGGCCGATATCCTGAGCAACTGGGAATTTGAAATTGCCCCGGAGTTTGCAAGCTCTACCGTCACCGGGTATCTGCCTGTATGCTCCCAGAGAGAAGCGCTACAGCGTGTAGCCTTTTCGGTGGGCGCTCTGGTAACCACGCAGGATTCCACAAAAATACGGCTGTTGCCCATCCCGTCCACCGTTACGCAGAGGTTCCGGGAATCGGAAATCCTTCTGGGCGGCAACGTGCGAACCGCGCCGAGATATGCCCGGGTGGAAGTGATAGCCCACACATACACCCAGCAGGATGTAACGGAAACGCTGATGAACGAGGAAGAAGTAAACGGAGAGAATGTGCTTTTTACCTTTTCTGCTCCCCATTACGATTACGTGATTGAGGGCGGAGAAATCACCGGTTCCGACGTGAATTGGGTGAAGATAACGGCCAGCGGAACGGTAAAACTCACAGCGAAAACGTACCTGCACACCACTCGGACGTTCACGAAATTAAATCCGGAAGCGACGGCGAAGGAACGCGGCAATTATGCCTCCGTATCGGAATGCACCCTTATTCACAACGGCAATGCTCTAGAGGCCGCTGAACGCCTATATTCGGCCAAACAGCGGCGGCAGACAGCAACTCAAAAGGTGGTTATTTCGGGGCAGGAAGCGGGAGATATAGCCTCAAGCCTTACGCCATGGGGCACAATTACGCGCGGCTTTATATCTTCCATGGATAGCACACTGACGCAAAACGGGCACACCGCCTCTATCCAGATTCAGGGTATTGAAGTAACGCTTGAATCGGTGTGGCCGTATTCCGGCGAGATTTATTCTGGTGGAATGGAGGTGCTCTATTGATGGCGCTGGTAACAGATAGAACGGAATCGGATGCTTTGCTGGGCAACGAAAAAGGACTGTACAGCTACACGGACTTGAACCGTGTGGAAACGGCAGTTTCGGAAATAGTGGAGCAATTCCCGTCTTTGGGCGTTTCCGAGCAGTTAACGGTAAAAACGGACTGGGGATTGCCGGGGGACTTCTCCGCCGCAGAATGGCCGGTAGCGTCCCAGATGGCGCGATATCTGGGTAACGTAGCAAAGATAAAGAGCATTTTTATTATTTCAAATGCCCTGCCGAATACGATGGAAAATCTCACATGGCATGGAGCAAACAGCATTGAAAAAGTTTTGGAAATCGCGGTTTCCAGAATCGCGGGAATTAAGCAAACTTATCGTTACAGCGGTGAAATATACGCTGGGGAAGGAGCCTTATGACGGATAGAGTACCGGGAATGCCGGGGCAGTACAAGCTTACAATGAATGGGCAGACGCTGAGCGTGACGATTGAGCGAGATGACCAACCGCTTGTGGAGGGCACGCCCTACAATAAAGCGTCTGTTCTGCCTGATAGCCTAGCAAATCAGTTGTGCCCCAACGTAATCAATCCCACCCCGGCGGATGCGCTCAGCGGATTGAGCAAAAAGAAATACGAGGTGACGTTGCTTGCATCCGGCTGGACTTCAAATTCCGGCGCGTACAAGCAGAAAATCCTCCTGAGTTCCATTCTGGGCGATAGCAACGAAAGCGTGAGAAGCTGGCCTATTTATTCCGGCAACGTGGACACCGACAGCGCTATACGGGATGCTTGCGCAGCGATTACATACGCGAAAACGGAGGCCGGAAGTGTAACGTTTGTGTGCTTGGATGAAGCCCCGGAGGTGGATATTCCTGTTATCGTGGAGGTGAGCAGGTAATGGGAGAAGTAGCACTTGAAGGATTTGGCAGCGGTAGCGCAGGCGTAAATTTCAAGATAGTAGGCGGAACAACTCAGCCCACTGCCGCGCGGGAAAATACCATCTGGGTAAATACGGATACCGCCATTTCCGGCTGGGCGTTCTCTGCTTCTGCGCCCGCTGAGCCTGTTGAGGGTATGGTGTGGCTCCAAACGGGAACTTACAGCAACGTGGAGTTCAATGCCCTCAGAAAGAATTGGATTCAGGTATACCCACTTGCTGCAAAGCAGTATATCAATAGCGCGTGGGTAGAAAAAACTGCGTACAGCTATCAGGGCGGCAGCTGGGTACCATGGACGCGCCGTGATATTCTTTACGAGCCCGGAAACGAAAATATCCCCGTGACAGGCGGCTGGACTTACACCTCCAAGGGCTATGCATCCAATGCAAACGTAGCGGGCACCCCAACAATCACAAGGGGGGACACCATGCTGACGGCACAGATGCCGAACGTATCCGGCGCAATAATCCATCCGGCGAACAAAATCGATCTGACGGAGTATTCCACAATCGTCTTCGATGGGATCATCACTGGGGCTACCCAGTATGCATCTTTATGTAATCTCCGCGTGTGGAGTGAATTTGGGAAGTACTCATCTGTTGGCTATTCTGCTTCGGTGACAATTCAGGAAAATGTTGATGGAGAAGTATCTCTGGATATTTCCGAGTTATCCGGAAAGTTTTACATTGGCTTTGCACTTTGGACGGCCTCCCCAAAAATTGAGATGCGCAGCATGAAGCTGCAGAAATGAGGTGGCATAAATGAAAACGATCTATCTGGATACCGATTTCAAGTGCCACGTTTTTCCCGGAAGTGGGTACACTTCCGTTGAAACGGACGCTTTCGATGGCAAGTGCGACACCTACATTGAGGGCTACCGCTTCATCCCCAGCGGGCAGACGTGGACACGTGCTGACGGCGTGGTGTTCACCGGCGAAATGATTGCCCCGTGGAAGCCGTGGGCGGAGCTGGACGCCGCACAGCGGGAGTATGAGCGGGAGCAGTACGCCGCGCTATTATCAGAATTATCGGAGGTATACGAAAATGCTGACACCTGATGAAATCATTGCCTTCGCAAAGGCAGATAGAGAAACTTGCCGCATTGTTTCGGCGGCGGGAATCACCATCGACCCGGAACCCAGCGCCCCACCCAGCAGACCGGGCTATAGCTGGATTCCAAGGCAGCTTTCTGCCGGTGGCTCCATTATGTGGGTGGAGAGTGAGTATCAACCCACAATGCCGGGGACGAAGGAAACGCCGATTCCGTATACTTCCGGGCTGACGGTTTACCCCAATTATTACTACACCCTTAATGAGGTACGGAAGGTATGGATGGGCGAAAAAATTGTTAGCCCCGCATGGGATGACGACAATTTTGTCGAAATGTAAGGCGGTGACGGCATGACGATCAAGCAAATTCAATGCTTGCTCACCTATCTGGGCTATTCTCCCGGCACGATTGACGGAGCCGACGGCAGGAATACGCAAGCGGCAATTCGGGCGTTTCAGGCCGACTACGGGCTTACCGTGGACGGGATACCGGGTGCGGCTACCCAGAAAATGCTCATCGGCGCGATTGCCGGTACTGCGGTGAAGGTGGAAAAGCCGGAGAGCAGCGACGCGCCGAAGACAGAAACGTTCTGGGACGATATCCGGTATTTCACCCGGGAGGAATTCCGGTGTCAGTGCGGCGGGAAATACTGCAACGGTTTCCCTGCCGAACCGGTGGAAGAAACCGTCCGCATGGCGGATGAGATACGCCGCAGGGCTGGGGTTCCCCTGAATGTGAATTCCGGTGTGCGGTGCAAGCGGCACAACGCTGAACCTGACGTCGGCGGCGTGTGGAATTCCCTCCACCTTACCGGACAGGCCGTAGACCTCTCAGGGGCTATCTCCCCGGAGAAGCTGTATGCCATAGCGCAGGAGGTACAGGCCGAGAAAATCCCCGGGCGGGGCGGTCTGGGGCTGTACGGATGGGGCATTCACGAAGACAACGGGAAGTACAGCCGGTGGAACGGCTAAGAAAGAAGGAACGAGATGCACGAATTGGTAAAAACTGCCGTTACAATTCTGATCACGCTGATTGGGTCGGCGGGCTTCTGGAGCTATCTGGATGCCCGCCGGACAAAGAAAAGCGCAAACACCCGCCTGCTGGTGGGAATCGCGCATGATAGGATCGTATTTCTCGGAATGAAGTACGTGGAGCGCGGGTATATCACCAGTGATGAGTACGAGAACCTGAACGATTATCTTTATGCGCCATATGCAGAAGCCGGAGGCAACGGCTCTGCGAAACGTGTAATGGAGGAAGTGCGGAAACTTCCGCTGCATAATTAAAGGAGGAAAACAAAATGATTAACTGGAGTGTACGGATCAAGAACAAGAATTTCTGGCTGGCCGCGATTCCCGCGCTGCTTCTGCTGGTGCAGACGGTAGCCGCCCTGTTCGGATTTACGCTGGATTTGGGGGAGATCGGCGACAAGCTGCTGGCCGTGGTGAACGCCGTGTTTGCCCTGCTGGTGATCCTGGGCGTGGTCAATGATCCTACCACCGCCGGTATCTCCGATAGCAAACTGGCAAGAACTTACAGTTCCCCCAAGGAGGACTGATGCCATAAATGGATAAATCCCGGATAAACCGGGTGGTTGTGAAAGAATTTGACAGGCTGGCGTATCTAACGCCACTGGAAATGGATGTCCTAACCACCCGTGCCGCCGGGAAAAGCCAGATATGGCAATCACAAAATCTCCATGTGTCCCAAGCCACGATAACCAGGGTTGTCCGAAGATTGCAGCAGAAATATGATGCAGTCAAGGGGTACAGTGCCACACTCCCGGATGACCTAGTTATTTGACCACAAATTGACGATTTTCTGACGAAAACCAGGCGAAACGATGATGATTCGTTCGCCTGGTTTTTTGTTATTATAATGACAGAAGGTGGCCACCTCCTAATATTTTGAAGGAGGACTTCTAAACTATGGAAGTAGAAAAGGATTATGCAAGCAAAGGCGTAGCCGGTGCCGGTCTTGGCACGGGTATTGCCGGTCTGGCGCTGGGCGTGATGAACGCTGCGGGCGGTCTGGGCGCTCTGGCTCTCGGCAACCGCAATGCCGTTCCCACCGCTCCCGCTATGCCCGCCATGCCCTATGGGGTTGGCTACGGCTGGGGCGGGTGTAGCGAGAACATGCCCGTGAGCCGGTATGAACTGGATCGTGAGCAGCAGCTCGCCGCCAAGGATTCCGAAATCGCGCTGTTGAAGGCAAACGCCTACAACGACCAGAAATCCATTGAGCTGTACGCTTACATTGACGGACAGCTCAAGGACATTCGCAAGACCCTGTGCGATCAGGCCGTACACAATCAGCGCACCGAGGACAGCTTCGCGCTGGTTCGTCAGGACGTGGAATGCGTTCGGGCTGATCTGTCCAAGGACATCAAGATCGAGGCAGAGCGGCGTTGCTGCGCTGACAATTCCATCGTGACCTACGCCAACGCGACCTTCTATCCGAAGCAGGTTGCCGACGTGACCACCGGAACCGGCACCACGGCACAGACGCTGTACAACCCCCTGCCCAAGTGCGGCGGATGCTGCAACGGTTGATTCCCGACAATTGGGGCGGCAGCTGCCGCCCCATGCTTTCAAGGAGGTAATTTATGATTCCTATGGAAAACGTGCAGGCAGGGCTTGCAAAATTCATTGACAGAAGCATTGCTCCAAGTCTTTCCGGCTGGGACAGAGTTCTGGTTGCCGGGGCTGGGGGGCTGCTTGCCGCAAATTTCCCGAAGATTATTGCCCAGTACGCAGATCATCCCATGGTAAAGGCGCTGGGCGTTTACGATATGGAGCATGGCACGGTGGATGTTGACGCCCTGTACAACGCAGCAAAGCCATACATGGGGACAGAGGCGCTGCCCGTGAAAATCCCCGGAATCGGTCTTACGCTCAAGCTGGGGAAGCAGGACATTGATACGCTGTATGCGTACATTCAGGAGGGCATCAGATGAAAGAAATCAAACTGCTGATGGAGCATATTGAGGACGAGCTGGAAGACGCGCACACCTACGCAGAGCTGGCCGTGGAATACAAGCACGACGACCCGGAGCTGGCAGACCTGTTTTACAGGCTGAGCGGGGAGGAAATGAACCACATGAACGCCCTGCACAAGGCCGTTGTTTCCCACATCGAGGAATACCGCAAGCAGAAGGGCGAACCGCCTGCGGCCATGATGGCTGTCTATGAGTACCTGCACAAGCGGGATATTGAGCGGGCGGAGAACGTCGGAGTAGTGCAGGGGATGTACAAGCGGTAAGCGTGGCAAATTCCGTTGCCAATCCGTTGCCAATTTGCACCATAAAAACGTACCGCACGCGGGAAAATATTAAAATCTGTGGGAATATTTTCTCGCAGAATAGTTCGGAGAACGTGGCAATATAGCTGATAAAGCAATAAAAAAGCCCTAGAACAAGTTTCTAGGGCTTTTTCTGCTTGGTGGAGCCGAGGGGAATCGAACCCCATAAATAAATTTCAAAAACAGTTGCGGC